TATAACCGAACTTTTAATAGGTTTTGGTTCTAAGTTTGACGGTTTTAGTGGTTATTCTGGTTCTGGTAGCAATAGAGTTGGTGGTGGATTAGGCGTTAATATTCCTAACGGCAGTACTTTAGGCGCTGTCGATATTGGTAAAAAAGAAAAAGTAGCTCGTCCAGATCAACTTGGTAATGTAAATAGAATATTTTGGTCACCAGATGTTCATAAGATTCATGATAATGAAGGTAATGTTTACGAGGGTGAAAATCCTTATGGTGTAATTCCGGCTATACCTTTCTTTAATATGGATCCAGCGCACTATTACTTTTTACCAATAAATGAACCTCTTATTTATGCAAATCATGCATTAAATATGAGAATAACTGATCTAAACCATATAGCTAAGTTTCAATCTTTCGGAGTACCTGTATTAAGTGGAGCTGAAAGATCAACTTCAACTAGACAAGGTCGCCCAGTAGATGATTTTAATTTACTTAAAGGCGGCACAGCTCAATCTAGATTTGGCGGTTTAACTGGCACTACTGGTTATGGAGCAGGTGGTCAATTTAGAACTTTTGATGCTGGTTTAGGTATATTTAGAGATGGTAACGTTGATGCAGCAGCTTTAGGTTTTACTATTGGACCAGATACAGCTATATCTGTAGGTGAAAAAGGTGACTTCAAATTTGCACACCCATCTGCTGATATTGTAGGTTTGATTAAAGCTATTCAATCCATTGCTGATATGGTTCGTATTAATCATGGTTTAAGACCTAAATTCAGCGATACCTTACCTGCCTCTGGTTTTGCTCGTTTAATGGAAAAGATTGGAGTTATAGATAACAACAGAAGACGTAAGAATCTTTTTAAAGAACGAGAACAACAACTATTCCAAATAATTAAAAAATTATGGAATACTCATTATAGTAAGTCTGGCGAAGAGAGATTTTCAGAAGATGCTCAACTAAATGTAACTTATGTAGAACCTAAGTTTCCAGTTGATCCAAAGACTGAAAAAGAAGACCTCATGATGGAACAGAAGCTTTTGGATACCGAAGATTCTCATACTATTAAGAAATTATATCCTTATATGGATTTAGCTGATATTAAAAAGCTTATTAACAAAAGAAGAAAAGATAAAGAAGATCATACTAAATTTGAAACTGATTTACAAATAATGCAACAATCTATGATGGAAGATGCAGGATTTGGGGGTCAACAAGAAGATAAAAAGCATAAGTACGTAACTAAAAAAGGTTCTTCAGGCAAATTAAATTATACTTACGAAGACCCTGATACTGGTAAAGAAAAGACTGTTGAGAGACGCTATACTACAGATAAGATAGCTAAACCTAAAATAGATAATAAAGCTAAACACGCTGAAGACAGTTCCAAGCAACCAGGTAAAAACGGAGATACTCGACAATAATTTAGTTACGAGGAGCATATGACTAAACAAGCACCGCAGCCGAATATTCCGGCATTGACTTATGGATTAATTCTTTATAGAAAAGACGAAGAACATATTATAGTCTTAAGAAGCCAGGATTATAAACAATGTTTAGAGGCTTGGCAAGCATTACACGATAAATGGGCAGAGGCCCATAAAGAAGGTAAACCTTTTGTTCTTAAAGAACCAGAAGTAACGGCTTTTGAACCAGGATTAATCAAAGAGATCAAGATCGTAGTGACTCCTCCAGTAGCAGTAGATAATATATCTTCAGATAATCCGTATTTAAAGACAATGATGCAGCAAGGATTTGCTAATTCTTTTCCACGACAAGGTAGTCAAAAATCTGGTCTAGATATTCTGGATTCAGGTTATTCACGTTAAAACACTAGTAGAGCTAGGAGAGAAAAATGGCGCAACACGCAGGTGACTTATTGTCACAAGGTCTAGGAGCAAAAAAAGGATCAGAAGAGAGTTCTAATCCATCCACAGTAACTGTAAATAAGGCTGCACCGCCTCCTGTTTTGGTTGGAGAAAATAGCCACAACACGAACGCACCAGGGACAGATTTATTAAAAACTACAGTAAACACTGGGACGAAACAGACTAACGAAGAAGACAAGTCTGTAAAAATCGAGTCTTCTGCAAACGCTGATACATCTGGAAATGCTGATACTGGTTCTTGGACTTTGGAAAATGCTCTAAAAGAAGTTAAAAAAGTTAGAGACGAAGCTAAGACCACCAGAATTAAGTATCAAGAGATGGTCAAGCAAAAGGAAGAGGAACTTCAAAAACAACTTGAAGCTGAAAAAGAGAAGCATAAAGAAGCTCTTGAAGCTAAAAGGAAGTTGGAAGAACTCGAACGTAAGGAAGCGGATAAAAAACGTACTTTAGAAGAAAAAGTACAGCATCGTGACAAAGAAGTTGCAGATGCACAAGCTAGGGCTGAAGCTATTGAACGGACAATGAAACAACAGCTAGAGGCTGCTGAAAATAGGATAAAAGAATTGTCTGCTCTACAAGAAGCTCAAATGCAAGGATACAAAAATAGGTTAGACGAAGAATTAGCTAAGATCTCAGAAGATAAAAGAGAAATAGCTAATTTAATCGTTAAGGGAGCTGGTGACTCTCGTGACGCTCTTATAGCTATCAATGAAGCCAAGCTCAAAGGAATCTTTGAGGACAAGAAAGTGGTAGTAAACCACTCTGTACCTGGCGCTAACACTGGAGCTAGAGTATCACAGAACCAATTAGACGCTAATGAAAAAGAACGAAGAAAGAAAATGTCTTCTTCTGACTTGATTAAAGAAGGTCTAAAACAGGCAGGAAGAACTTCTGCTCCCAAGATGAATAAAAATTCAATTATTTAATTTTTTAAGGAGATTTAAGTAATGGCTCAAGTTATCTCGTTGTCGGATGCAGCTACACTTTCTAACAACGTTCTCGTTGAAGGGATTATCGCTGACATCGTTTCTGTTGATGAATGGTTTAAGTATTTGCCATTCGTTACATTCGAAGGTTTGGCTTACACGTTTACTCGTGAAGCTACTTTGGCAGGTGCTGATTTTGCAAGTCCGAATACATCTCTCAATGCAACTAAATATCAGAAAGGTGCTACGTTTGTTTCTGTAAACGTTAACTTGACTGCTATTATTGCAGAGATTATCTTGGATGGTCAAATTGAAGATCAGTTCTCTGAATCAAATGACCAATTACAAGTTCAAATTTCAGCAAAAGCAAAGATTATAGCTCGTACCTATATGAATGCTATCGTTAATGCTAAACGTACTGCTTCTTTGGTACAAAGCAATAACGGTCCTATTGGTATCGCTGATCGTTTTCATGGTATGGCTTCTATCTTGGACGCTGAATCTGGAAATGCAGATGATGTCAATCATCCATTCTATAACAATGGTACTCCTACGCAAAGTTTGGATTTGATGGAAGATGATCCAGCTTCTGCTCGTTTCGGTTATCCTGGCCGTACCTATACATTGGAAGACTTGGATGATTTGATCGACCGAGTTACTTCTTCTCGTCCAGATTTCTTGATGATGAACTCTCGTGAGATTCGTACTCTGAGAACATTGTTGCGAAATACTGGCGGTGGAACGGATGCTTGGCAAGTTCAACAACAAGGTATCGGAAGTATGAAACCTATGTTGTATTTCCAAGATATTCCTGTATTCCGTAACGATTATGTTAGCAAAGCAGATCCAGTTAATACGTTCTCTACGACCGTAGCTTCTGTGACTGATGCTGACACTATCGTATTGAGTGCAGCTCCAAGCGGTGTCGCTGGTGGCGCATCTAATTTCAAATATCTCTTGTTGCGTGGAACTGACGGTGTTATGTATCGTTATTCACCAACTGGATATTCTTCTGGTACTTCTGTAGACGTAGCTTCTACTTCTGGTCTTTTCTTTGATCCAGAACAAAATAAACTAGTTTCTCGTGTTGCTCTTAACACCTCTGGTTTGTTTACTGCTGGTCAAGAAGCTATTGCCTGTGAACGTATTGATGGTTCTTCCATCTATTGCGGTGCATGGGGAGAATTCAAAGGTATCGCTGGTTTCACCTCGTCTAACAACGCTGGCTTGAAATTGGAATACGTTGGTCCTCGTGAAAATGAAAACGCTTACCAGTATCGTATGAAATGGTATTGCGGTTTCGAATTGTACAATAGGTTAAGTTTGGCAAGAATGAAAGAAGTTCTTCCCTTAACTGCTTAATTTTTAAGTAACTCCTCCTTCTAGCAATAGCGGGAGGAGTTTGTTTTTTTAAAGCCTAGAGAGGCTAAATAATTCAGTAGAGACTGAAGGAGTGACAATATGACTTTATGGTCAACTAGAACTATTGATTCTAATAGAGAAAAAAATTACGTAGTTATTAAACATAAACTTAGAGACATAAATGGTTTAATCCATGGAGTTAAGTTTAGAGGTGGCTACGGAGTAATAGACAAGAATACTAAACGCTATAACGAAATTAGAAAATATCCTTTTCTTAAGAATACACCTGAGTTTCCAATCATTTTTCTTAGAAAATTAAAGTTTGTTACAAGAACAAAAGACGTTAAAGAGATATGGGGACAGGACGTATATCATTATTATGTTAAGGCTCTTACAGAGGTAGTAGCCGAAGAAAAGGTAGTTAAAGTAGCAGAAGAAGAAAAGGTTCACGTACAAGTACACAATAAATGTTCTCACAGAACTAAAGCTGATGGTACTTTATGTATGAGAGATCCTTTACCAGGTTCACCAATGAGATACTGTTATAAACATATCCTAGAAGATCCTATAGTAGAAACACTTAATATTAAAAAACCTGGTATTATGACTAAGGCTGATAAAGTAGTTTATATTCAAAAGATAATGAAAAAACTACAAAAACCTTTTAAAGCAGAATCAACTGATAAAGTTGAAACTAAAGAAACTAGTATTGATTTAGTTGAAGAACCTATACAAGATTATCCAGAAGATGATGGCGCAGCTTAAATAATCTTAATGGAAATATAAATGTCCACTATATCTAGACGTTCTGCCGGAACTCAAGCAACTGAGCGTGGAATAGTAAAGGGAGAGGTTCTAGTAGATCCTGTCTCTGGGTTACCCATATCCGTTGTTACTGATATGGCAGGTAAGAAACGTTTAGCTGTAGATGCTGCTGTAAGCGTTACTATACCTCCTCATTTAAATGTAGATGTAGACTATACTGAAGATAGCGTTCATATAGGTGACTCAGTTTCAAATAACTTACTAGTTATAGAGGCTGATGGCTCTATTAATGTAAATGTTAAAGTTGATGCTGCTGATGGCGATAATATAGCTATTAAAGACGCTGCTGGCGATGCTTTAAACATAAATCCAGACGGATCTATCAATGTTGTTATTACTTCAAGTAATGCAGGTGTGTTTAAAAGTTTTTATAATGAAGTTACTTCAGTAGCTACTTCAGTACTTACAACAATAACTACTTACACAGCTCCTGCAGGTAAGACTACTTACATACAAAAAGCTGAAGTATCAGGAACTAATATAGCAGAATTTACACTAGAAATTAATGGTTCAGTTATTGATAAAAAAAGAACTTATTTTGGTAATAGTTTGAATACAGAATTCACTTTTGCAGATGATAATATAGGTTTACTTGTGAGTGTTGGAGATATAGTAAGAACTAGGGTAATACATTCAAGACCTGTTGTAGGTAATTTTAATAGTAGAATACAAGTAATAGAAGTATAATATGTTAGAACTTAAAAGAAAAGAATTAGAGTTGGTGAAAGTTGCTGCTGCTAGAGCAGAACTTGAATTTAGAATTCTTGAAAAACAAGATGAAATTGAACGTATTAAAGTTAACATCGAAATTCAGCTTAAAAGAGAAGCTGATCTTCGTGAAGAAATAAAAAAAGCTAATAAATAGGGGAATTTAAATGTCTGATTATAATAGTGGTTTACCTGTTCGTACAGAAGCCGATGGTACAGACG